GTACCATTACCGATCAGTGTAGAATCCACTGCATCCATGCCAGAGAAGGCAGGCATGATAGGATGGTTTGATTTAACCGTGACATAGTTACCACGATCATCGCCTTTGTTACGTACTTGAATGCTCATTGCTGAAAGGGCATCAACCGCTTTCGAGGATAGCTTACCAATATCCACCTGATACTTACCGCTCATGTCGTTAGGCTTGTTCAGGAATGGCCAGTGAAGTTCGCATGCTACTACTACAGGTTTAGTTTCCATATTATTTCTCTCTTTGTTGTTAACTATTAAGTCTATGTACCATTAAATAGAATTACATTGAATGTAATCTTATATTCTTTTCTTCTTAAGTAACTCTATAGTAATATTATAGCATATATTTCTCCTAATATCCACTCGGATAATAAATTAATTTAATGAGTTTCACTCCAGCTAGAACCTATACGATACTCAGCGTCCATAGGACATCGCATATTAAGCTCGACACCAGCGTCTATGATTGCTTGTCGTGCAGTACCACCTACAAGTACAGCGTCACGTTCAGCGCATTCTATCTGCACCTCGTCGTGAACCTGAGCCACAAGTTTATACTCGACACCAAGACGATCTAATGCATGACAACAGTTACGTACAGCGATCTTCATAACGATAGCACCGCAGCTCTGAAGCAGCCTGTTGAGTACCTTGTAGTCCTCATCAACCTTGATGAACCTGCCATCAATACCATTGATACGCTTAGTACGTTCAGCGATACCCTTGGCCTTGTCGATCAGCTTACGCAACGCTGGCAGTTTAGTCAGGAATGTTTCTCTGATAACCTTACCTTCCTTAGCACCACCGCCTACGATCTGACCTAGCTTTGCATCACCTGCACCATAAATGAGTCCATAGATCATTGTCTTAGCCATGAAGCGTTCAGGTAGACCCGCCGCATTCTGATTGAACGAATGAATGTCACCTTCAAGTATCTGATTGGTGTAGTTGTCATCATCCATGTAGTGAGCTAAGCATCGTAACTCTAGACCACTAGCATCACAACCAACTAGCACATTACCTTTCTCTACAGTGAAGCATTGCCTAGCTATCTTAAGACTAGGGATTTGAGCGAGGTTGGGCTTGTTGTGCGTCATGCGTCCTGTCACTGCACCACAGCTATTAACGTATCCATGTATGCGATGTGTCTCCCTATCAACAAACTTTAACCAGCTATCTACCATACCCTTTAGCTTAACAAGACCCAAGTACTCACCGCATAGCTTAGCTTCAGGTATGTCTACGTTCGCCAGTGTTGTCTCATCAATGACTGGCTGGCCTGTGGGTGTTTTCTTCTTCCATTTAACCCCTAGCTTACCTAACCTCTTAGCTATCTGCTGTCTAGATCCTACGTTAAACTCCTCGACACCATCCTTAAGACGCTTACCTGTCTTGTCGCTGACACGTATAGTAATGATAGGCGGGAACCTTTCCTGTAGCTCCACCGTTATCTCAGCGATGCGCGATTCCATCTGTGCCTGCCACTGACATGCTAGGTCAAAGTCTAACTTGAATCCATTACGTACCTGTTGAGCTGTGATCTCAGCTACCTCATGCTCTATCTGTATAGACAGATCACTAAAGCCTTCTCTCTTAAGCCTATCCTTAAGGTAATAATATAACTTAGTAGTCACCTCAACATCACGCTTACAGTACTCACCCATCTCATCAGTGTATCCAGAATCAAAGTCTTCAGCATCAAAGTCCATCTTAGCTATGCCGATACGTCTGCCCCACTCCTTAAGACTATGCCCACCTACTGGTGTAGGATCTAACAATCGAGCCATGACCAGAGTATCCCATACAGGTACTTTAGCATCAACCTGCCAGCAATTCTTTAAGACCGGATGGTCGAAACCTATTATATTGTGGCCGACCAAGCCATCGACAGTATCTAACATCTGCTTCAATGGTTCTCTGTCGAATATCAGTGACGCTTTCGGTTGGCTGTGATCCTGAACTCCTGCACACCATATCGTATCGTGTGAAAGATTCGTTTCCAAGTCTATTGTAATCATATCCGTGTTCCTCAAGTGTAAGTATTACATTACCAATCTTGCTCATGCGTTATCTCTCCTCTCACTATCGCTAGTGTATCTTCTTGCTTATCCTCTATATCTTCAAGGTCATATGCAATATTGTAGCACAGACCACAGAGATCTACAAACACACCACTCTCTGGACCACGCATACTCATCTCAAACTCTGTAAGTATTCTGTCACATGCACTGCATCTCATAATATTTCCTCATCCATTGTTATCTCAGACATACGACCTGTCACTTGATCATATGCCAATGACGCTGCTAGACCTGTCTCACCACTGAATCTATTCTTAAGGACTCGTATATATGTGGTGTTCCTATCCTCTACTAAGGGAGCTTGTCCGTTACGCTCGAATCCTAACACAATATCAGACAGTTGTGCAATAGAGGCACTACCTCTAAGGTCAGATAATGATGTAGCCGCACCCTCTTCGTGTCCCTTACCAGACGGACGGCGTAGGTGTGACACTAAGAACAAGGCAATGCCAGTCTCTTGAGTAAGCATACGTAGCCTAGTCATCACCTCATCGATAGCCTTACGCTCATCGCCGTTCTCTTGAGCTGATACGATAATAGACAGGTGATCTAGGAATACATACTTGCAGTCATGTGCCTTAGATAGATAGCGTACCTGACCAACAATATTCTCTACACTGGTAGAACCAAAGTGATCATAGAAGAATAGCCTGTCCGTACCCATAGTAGCATTGAAAGCATCACGCCTCTCTTCTTCAGTAGATTCCACTGTTGGAATATGTAATCGCTTGCCTGCATGTAAGGACATCAGTGACTTACCTGTCTTAGCTACTGACTCTTCAAGAAAGATACAACCTATGTTACTCTCGGTATTACGTAGAACATGATACAGAACCTCACGCATAACCTGACTCTTACCTACACCACTACCTGCTGTTAGTGTTACTAGCTCGTAAGGTCTTATTCCATATGTCAAGCTATTTAAACCAGCCCAAGGATATTCTACCGCCGCCTTCTCTATCGGCTCATTCACTGCGTCCCATAACGTCTTACCTGCAATGATGCCATCAGGCGTATGTATCTCAGCTGCCCACCATGCCGCCTTGAAGTCATCACCACGACACCGCTCAAGGTATTCATTAGCATCCTTGAAATCAGGATGATGCTTGACAACCCTAGCCTTGCCTGCAAACAAGGAAGCTACCTCACGCGCGGCCTTCTGACCTGCATCATCTGAATCAAAGCATACGATCACATTATCAAAGCTATCTATCCACTCGTATTGATTCTTGCAATCCTTCAGTGCTGACTGCGCTCCGTTCTTAATAGAGACAGAGGCATACTTACTACCGCTCATCTGATAGACAGAAGCGGCATCAAACTCACCTTCTGTTATCGTAAGATACCTACCGCCCTTGTTGAATAGGTGTTGACCAAACAAGACACCATCACCCCATACACCAGCACTGCGTTGGTTGTCTTTACTGCTGTTGACTCTCACCTTCTGAGCGCAGACCAGTGCGTCCTTATCTCTGTACTCGAATATAATATCATCACCATCTGCGCTGATACCATACCTCTCGCACGTAGCCTGCGTAATACTCCGCATCATCTGATATCTACCTCTACCTACTTCCATACTCGTGATCCCTATGTTGTTGTCTATAACATTGTTATAAGTTTTACCTGAGTTGTAACGCTCGCCACAACTAAAGCACGTAGTCCACCCATCGTGGTTGGTCGAAGCACCATCACTACTGCTACACTTCTCGCAGGCATGGTGCATCTTAGCCCATCCGTCACTCATCGCTATCCTCCAACCTCGCCTCTTCTAACTTGGGGTACAGCTCTTGTAATACACACGCCATGTTGTATATAGCGAACGCCTCCTCTACATTATCTGAGTCCATACCTACCAGTGCTGACTCTATTACATTATTGTACTCTTGCTGAATCATATTAACCTCCTCTTAAGCCATGACGCTGACATTATTTCGCTCTTAGTTTCTAGTATAGGCCACACGCTAGTTGTATTAACCTTACGTATGTCGTTGTCATTGAACTCGCTTTTAAATCCAAAGCGATTATGCAAGCACCCGCACGACACCTCACATATGATAGAAATCTCTTTAAGACTATACCTAGCGCCTTCTATCATACGAGAGTGATTACTTCTGTTAACATAAGTATTGATTGTTCTCATAAAGATCTCCAACGTATTCTTCTATGTATTCAATAGCTATCTGATGCACTGCACCGATAGCCTTCTCAACTAACTT